AGGATAGCAAACGAGCTACGCACGCTTCGGCTGGAGCTGTCTGGTCCTGAGATCGGACAGGCTCTGGCTGAGGCTGAGCGCTTACAGGTGAAGGCGCTCATGGCGAGTAAGAGCGCTCGAGGTGACGCTGCGCCAAGAGTTCAGCAGAGCGCTAAGGAGCGTCGTAACACTGAGCTACTTGCTCAGGTCGCTGCGCTGGATGTGCGTCTACAAGAGATTGATGCCGAGTTGCCAAACAAACCATAGCGGTGTATCGAATTGATACACAAGTGATGACACCAGAAGCCAGAGTCATCGAAGCCCTCTTCCATGTGATTGACAAGTCGACACAGGAAGATGTGCCCTTTCGTCTGAACAGCGCTCAGTGCGCAGTCGACGAAGCGTGGAATCCTCGGATGCTAATACCGAAGGCGCGCCAGCGTGGTATCTCCACGTACTTCCTCGCTCGAAGTGCTGTCCGCTGCATGGGCAGACGCAACACTGGCGCGGTGGTCATATCGCATGAGAGTGAGGCAACTGAGCGTATGTTCGGGCGAGTCAAGTACTTCCTCGACACGATGGAAGGGCCGAAGCCAATCATCAGGAACAACTCTAAACATGAACTTACGTTCCCAAAGACCAACTCCGTTTTCTGGATTGGCACCGCTGGTAGTCGTAAGTTCGGTCGTGGTGACACGATCACTGACCTCCACTGCTCAGAGGTCGCATACTGGCCAGACGCTCCAGCGCTGATGGCTGGCTTGCTACAAGCAGTTCCGAAAACCGGCGGCTGCGTTTCTATCGAGTCCACTGGTAACGGAATGGGAAACTGGTATCACAATGCTTGCATGAGAGCGGCGAAGGGAATCTCATCGTTCAAGCATATCTTCCTGCCGTGGCAGGATGAGGCGCAGTATAAGCTCACGCTCACTCCAGAACTTCAGCGTGCGCTGATGGAGAACCTACGTGATGAGATCGAAGAGCCAGAGATTGTTGCCGCCTATGGGCTCAATGCAGAGCAGCTCGCTTGGCGCCGAATGGTGCTGGAGGATGAACTTGAGGGCGATCTTCGACTGTTCAAGCAGGAGTACCCATCATGTCTAGACGACTGCTTTCAAGCAGCTGGCGGCGGCATCTTTACGAGTGTGAGATTTGTCGAGACTGCCAATTGGAAACGGCACGATCAGCATATGCACGTGCTAGCTGGGCATCCGACGCATGGGCATATGTATGTACTTGGTGGCGACGTAAGCGGTGGTGTTGGTTCCGACGCTAGCGTGATGGAGATATTCGACCTCATGCTGAATGAGCAGGTAGGCGAGTGGATGTCCAACAAAACTGACCCTGATGTCTTTGGCAGGCACATTCACCGTATTGGTAAGATGTTCAATGAAGCCTACGTATGCGTTGAGAGCAACAACCACGGTATACTCACGCTTGCCACCTTGCGTGATCTTGAGTATCCCTCGATCAAACTCTACCGAACCCCGCGAGCCAACGCCGGCCGAGGCAAGGACGACGTGAAGCGTATAGTTGATCTAGGACATCGGACTACTGGAACTAGCAAGCCCTTCATCATTGGGCTGCTGAGGAAAGCGCTTCGCGATGAGTGGACTATCCACAGCCAAGTTCTCAAAGCTGAGCTCTCATCATTCATTGAGCATCCGAACGGAGAGCTCGGCGCGGCTGATGGCTGCTTTGATGATACGGTGATAGCGGCAGCGATGGCCCGCTACGTTTCCACCAAGGCTACATTGGTGCTTACTGACCGACCAGCGGCACTCGAATCCAATGAGGCTTCTCCATTCACGCTTGAGGCCATGATCGAGAGTATCAAGGGTGGTCAGCCTGGGCTTCCGTTCCCAGATAACCAAATTGAGCCCTGGCTGTGAGAGTCCTAATGATTTCCAAGGAGGGTGACGGAGCCGGTGTCGCCTGGCGCCTCATCAAGGAGGGACACAGTGTTGATCTATATATCAAGCGACCCGAGTACTCCCACGCTCTTAAGGGAATCGTCAACCGAGTCGATACCTTCCGGCCCCATGCTGCGGAGGCTGATCTTGTGGTATGTGACCTGGTTGGATTTAGTCAGTACGCGCCCCTGTTCAAACGACTCGGGAAGCCAGTACTAGGCTGCAGTGAGATCGCCGATATGCTAGAGTTGGATCGGCGTAAGTGCGTGGAGGTATTCAAGAAGGCTGACATCATCATGCCTGTCACACACTACTTCGACTCACCCAAGAGCGCGGCTACACTCAACTGGGCGCATGAGCAGGGTTACGTCATCAAACCGTGCGATAATCTACACGTGAGTAAGACATCCTGCTGCGAGAGCAAGGAGGCTTACAAGTGGGCACTCAGCACTCTTCCAGCCGATCAAGAACTCATCGTGCAGGAGATAGTCAAGGGTGTTGAGATTTCAACTGAGGGGTGGTTCAATGGGAGTGATTGGATTACACCCTTCAATCATACATTTGAGGAGAAGAGGCTCGCGGTGGGAGGTGTTGGGCCAATGACAGGCTGTATGGGCAACGTGGTCTATCCGCTCAAGGAGCCGAACAAACTCGTGCGAGAGACAGTGATGAAGTTGGAGCCCATGCTGAGGAAGATATCCTATAAGGGCCCAGTTGACATCAACTGCATAGTCAGCGAAAAGCAAGCGTATGCCCTTGAAATCACGCCGAGATTCGGTTATGATGCTATCGAGGCGCTGATGCATGGGACAAAGGGATCATTTGGTAGTTTCTTGTTCGATGTAGCGACAGGGGTGGCGAAGACTATGCCGCTGTTCAGCTTCGACTACCTCATAGCAGTCAGGGTGACGTGTCCTCCTTACCCGGATCAGAGGCAGGATGTGAGCACTCGTGGGAGTCCAGTACTCGGACTCGATAGCCCAGGCGGGTCAGTGTTCCCCTGTGACGTAATGAAGAATGGGGTGGGCTACGTGCTAGCGGGAAGTGATGGAGTAGTGGCGAAGGTAGCCGCAAATGGAAGAGATATACGCGAAGCGCGCCGGCGCGTGTATGAGCGTATAGCTGACCTTGAGATTCTTAACATGCAATATCGTACTGACATCGGCAATCGAGTCGATGCCGATCTCGCTAAGCTGAAAGCGTGGGGGTGGCTCTAATGGCAAATGGCTACGTGAACGGCAGGCCAGATGAAGTCTGGTGGATGACACAGATACGCAAGGGCATTGCCTACCGGAAGAAGTACGCGCGCGAGGCTGACTGGGCGCGCTGGCGGCAGTACTATCGAGGGTACTGGCCGAGGGGCACACTCCCCGTGAACTTGTTCTTCCGTATGCTCCGAACTGTGGTTCCGAGAGTGTACTTCCGCAACCCGAGTATCAGCGTGCAGCCATCCAAGCACGGGATTGAGCAGCAGGTGTTCGCCCGCTTGATCGAGCGCATAGACAATAAGTTGATCCGCACTATGCGTGTGAAGAACCAGGTTAAGCAGATTGTACAAGATACCTGGATGTTTGGGACTGGGATTGGAAAGAGGGGCTTTGGCCAGGAGTTCCATCCTACGCCCGATATGATAACCGGCGGGAGTGATCCATTCGCTAAGGACTCCACAATGAGGGTTAAGGCGAAGACAGAGTATCACTCCACTATCCGTGACAACATGCCCTGGTTTCTCGAGAATCCAACTGGCGGCTTCATAGTCCCCGCCGGGAGCCGCAACTTCCTTGAGTGCCGCTGGTATGCTGGCTGGTATCGAAGGCCACTCGAGGACCTGCAAGAGGATCCACGATTCAAGAATACAGCAATGCTAAAGGGGTCGCATCACTCCGAGTATCGCGCCAGCCCGCTTCCAGACATGAGCGAAGGACCGACGAATGAGATCGACTTGGTCGAGATCAGGGATACGAAAACTGGTAAAGCCTTCGTGATCGCTCCCTATGGTGAGACTGATAAGAAGGTCCTATTCTACGGTGACGACACTATGCAGGTCAACGGTCGCACTCCGTTCTATACGACTGTCTTTAACCCTGATGATGAGGTCTGTTGGGGAGTGCCAGACAGTGTAGTGCTTGAGCCGCAGCAACTCGAGCTGAATGAGATTCGCACGCTGACCATGAAGCATCGTCGACTCGCCATCGTGAAGCTGCTGTATAAGGACAAGAGCCTCGATACGACGGAGTTGGAGAAGATACTCAACGGAGAGGTTCTAGCGGCTGTGAAGGTGAACGGTGAGCTGAGCGATATAGAGTTCCGTCAGATGGCTGACATTCCAAAGGACCTGTTCATGGCCGGGAATGAGGTGCTGAATGATGTCAGAGAAAACATGGGATTCTCTCGTAATCAGTTTGGTAACTATGCTGAAGGCTCCGCTGACCGCACCGCTACGGAGTCGAGGATAGTGCAGACAGCCAGCGAGATTCGAGTCGATGAGCGCCGAGATGCGGTAGCCGACTTGATAGTCGATCTATTCGAGGATATCCATGTGGACATCTTTGATCGTTGGAGCGATGAGATAGTCGTGCAGGTCGCGGGGGCGGATGGACTACCAGTGTGGGTAGCCTTCAAGCCAAACATGCTGAAGGCTGCGCAGTACGAGATTCAAGTCGACCCTGACAGCTCTGTGCCAGAGACGAAGGAGGTTCGGATGCAGAAGGCTCTCGTGACCTACGAACGGCTGAAGACCAACCCTCTTATTGACCCGCAGCTCCTCACCACATACCTCCTGCACGAGTTGCATGGCACACAGTTCGATACGATGATGAGAACGCTAGGGCAGCTTGCGCAGCAGCAGTCCGCTGGTGTGCAGGGTTCCACTCAGGAGAATCCACTGAGTGCTGAGCAGTTCATGCAGACATTGGCTCGGCCACGTAAGGCGGCATGAAGCCTATTGACACGCTCAAATGATGAGGGTAACATGGCATTGTATGATACAAAGTGCTCAATTTGCGGGGTTGTCCGAGTGGACGTTGTTCACAAGATCAGTGAGCCCTCACCGGCTTGTGATGACTGTGGAGGAGCGACCGAGCATATCTTTCTCACTGCGCCGCGAACTCATCTCTTCCACAAGGGATGGTATGAGCATCTCGCGCCCGATCCGCTATACTTCGACAGCCGCTCGAAGCTGAAAGACTACTGTCAGCGCAACGATCTCTACATGGAGCAACTCTCATGAGCCGGGTCAGTGTGAAGTTGGAAGTCGAGCATCCGACTATCGTCGTCCAGCTGACGCCGGATGGGATGAAGATATCACTCGAGGCCTGGCAGCACAATGCTCCAGTGCGTTTCCTCGTCGGTCTCGACATTCGGGTGCAGCAAGAGATTCACCGCTGGAGGGCAAGGTTCCTGGCGCAGGATACGAAGATGAGTACTCCTACGCTGCGAGAGCAAGACGCGAATGAGGCACAGCAGGCCGATACGACAAGGAGAGTGGCATGAAACCAAGATTGGTATTGATGAACGAAGCGGGCGACGGCACTGATGGAAAAGGTGGTGATAGCGCCGCAGCCGCTGCGGCAGCGAAGACCGCAGCTGACGCCAAGAGTGGTGAGCACAGTGAGATGCTGCTCCGCGGCCTCGCGGTAGTCGCCAAGGGTGTGAGCGACATGCAAGAGTCGAACAAGCAACTGCTTGAGTTCATGAAGACTCAAGCAGAGGCAAGAGGCAACAAGGGCGGCGATGGAGGCGATGGGGGCGATAGCGGTAGAGGCTCCAGCGGCTCGCGCACCGACCTCTTCGCTGGAGTCGACATGGAGCAACTTGACCGCAAGGACTTCGCGGCGCTCCTGCTGACCAAGTTTCAGGAAGCGCTGCAGACGAACTTGAAGGAGGCGATGAAGCCCCTCGAGGAGCGTGTGGGTAAGATCGACGAGAGAGTCGAGGGTGACATGGCGAATCGGGAGGTCAACGCCGCCGCAGGGCAGCGTCCAGACTTCTACGAGTGGCGGCAGGAGATAGCCGAACTCGTGAAGACAACCCCCGGACTGTCAGTCACACGAGCCTACACAATCGCTCGAGCGGAGAATCCCGAGAAGGTGAAGAAGATGGACGAGAAGTACACCAAGAAGTCGGCGCCAGCTGCCCCTGGTTTCACGGGCATCCTCCCGACTGGTGGAGGTGGCCGCGGCGAAGTCGCGGGGAAGATGAAGTTCAATGAGGCGGCGAACAAGGCGTTCGATGATGTCCTTGCCTCGCTCGGCGGAGTGACCCTCGACCAGCTTCCCGTTGTCGGGAAGCGGAGTTGACCACCAACCACTAAGGAGGCAGCATGGCTGTTCCCACCCTCACGGAGGTACTGGATAACTTCTACACCTCCACCTGGCAGAACATGAAGAGCGAGGTCGCGGATAACTTCTTCGACGCTACGCCCTTCTGGTATTGGCTCAAGGAAGGCGGACGCCTTGAGCAGATTCGGGGAGGTCGCTTTGTGACCGAACCGCTCCAGTTCGACAAGTCCGATGGCGTTCAGTGGGTTGGTCGCGGCGGGACGGTGAAGTTGAACGACTTCCAGTTCTTGTCGCTCGCCAAGTTCGACTGGCGCTATCTCGTCGGCACCATCACGCGCTACGGTGTGGACGATCAGCAGAACTCCGGCAAGAACGAAATCATCAACCTCGCCAATTCCAAGATGGACAACGTGAAGACCTCTCTCATCACTGAGGGGGAGACACGGCTATTCGGGAACACTGGCGCGATAGTGGTCGGCACGACGACTGAGGACGCAGCGGCCTTCGATGGCCTGCAGCACCTTGTCGCCGATGATCCGACTGCGTCGGTAGTGGTTGGTGGCTTCAATCAGTCCACTGACACCTGGTGGAGAAACAAGGCACGCAACATGACCGGCAAGTCGTTCGCTACGTTCGGCCTGAGCAACATGAGGACGCTGCTGAATGACTGCTCCAACAACCTGCGAAGCGATTCGCCTGACATCATCGTCAGCGGGCAGACGCCCTACGAGTTCTACGAGGACACTGTGTTGCCAGTCTACCGAGTCACCAATCGGAAACTGGCTGACATGGGCTTCGAGAATATCCAGTTCAAGGGCCGTCCGATGGTCTGGTCACCGAGTTGCGCCAACACTCGCATGTATATGCTGAACACCCGGTTCATCAAGTACTTCTACGATCCGGCTCTGTTCTTCGATATGACCGAGTGGAAGCCGATTCCCAGCCAGGTCAATGACCGCGTAGCGCACATCGTCACCGCTTGCGGCTTCAAGGTGAGCCGTCGGCGCTGCCAGGGCGTGCTGCACACCATCGACACGCAGTAAGCGTAGTTCGACTAACCAAGGAGATCGAACATGCCTTCCGGAATCAAGCAAGCCTTTGCGTCAAGGCTCACTGACGTCGACTCAGTCCAGCGTGACCAACTGGGCACCCTTCGCTTTGAGGGGAACAAGGTCTACAAGTATTGCAAGCTGAAGAACACTACGGCGACTGTCGCGGTCGCTGCAGGCACGCTGCTTGCATACCTCGCGGCGACTGGCTATGGCAGTCACACAGTCGTATCCGACCACACGGATGCTGACGCTGCCATCAACCCTGCTGGCGCGGCAGTAGCAGTTGCTGCTGGCGTGGCTGGGACGGAGTACTTCATCTGGGTGCAAGTCAAAGGGCCGGCCACTCTCGATACCGCTGTCACAACCGGTGCCGCTGGTTCACCGTTCCACATGACTGCAGCGGACAAGTCCTCGGCCATCGACTCGGCTGCGACTCAAGCGTCCGTGGGAGTCAGCATGAACGCCACTACCGGCGTCATCCTCGACTGCCCGTTCTGAGGAGATGACCAATGGCAGCCTATGCAGCTACGGTCACTCCTGCGGACGCGGTAGCGCAGGTACTCGCCGGCACTCCCCTTCGTATCGTGAGGGGGAGTGTCAACATCACCAACTACAACCCAACACTCGCTGAGATCACAGGGATCACAAAGTTCTTTCGGACTACTCCTACTGTGCTACTCGGTGGCATCTCCACAAACGGCTATGCCTGTTCCTGGATTCCAGCGAGCAAGAGTATCAAGTGTTGGGAGGACAATGAGAACGCCACTTACCTCCCCGATGTAGCCTTCGGTGAGCCAGCCGCTGACGTAAACATTGGCTCGGTGGAGTTCGTGGCTATCGGAGTGGCGCCTTAATGACGAAGAGGAGAGCAAAGCCAAGGCCTCGGCCAAAACCCTACTTGCGCTAGTCGCAAGTGGTGTATCAATTCGATACATAAGGGTGGCACATGGGCACACTCACGTTCACTGAGCTGCAGGACGAAGTGCGAGCGGGATTGGGGGGCAGGACAGACCTCAACACCCGCTTGCCTCGTTTTCTCAACCTCGCGCAGCAACGTCTAGCGCGACTGCACGACTTCGACGAGATGGAGACAAACTCCACCGTCGGACTTACATATACTCCCGCAGCAACTGATGGTGACATTACGCTGCCATCGCTGCGTGAGTTGTACTCCATCAGAATTGAGGATGATTCTCGCAGCGTCAAGTTGGTGCAGAGGAGCCCTCGCTGGTGGGACAAGATGGTTCCAATGCCGAACTATCACAGTCGGGATATCCCTCAGATATACATGATCTGGAATAATCTCGTCTCCGTGTTTCCGCTGCCGGAGAAGAGCTATCCAGTCGTGAGGCTGCGCTGGACAAAGTGGCCGACGCCACTCAGCGCTGGTGGCACTCCATCAGAGTTCAATGAGAAGGATGAGTTGCTCATTGAGCTAGCAGTTTCATACGCCTATCGCACTCTCGGCAATCCAGAGGAAGCGAACAAGCATGAGGGAATTGCCAAGCGGCTGTTTACGGAGGCTGACTCGATTGATCGTGACAAGCCTGATCTTGAGCTAGTGGGTGATGCGCGCACTGGAAGTCAGGGGCCGCAGGACTACTGGCGTGATCCGTTTGTGAGGAGTGTGGATGGAATCTGATGCCACATGGCTCTGGAGGCTTGGCGTTATCGCCGTTATAGGGCTCTTGGCCTGGCTAGTGCGGAACGCTTATCAGACTATACATAAGCGGATAGATAGACTAGATGATACTTTGGGCGCTCATATTACTGAGGACCGTGAGCGCTTCGACCGTGTTCTTGTCGAACTTGGTCAGGTCAAGGGTAAGCTTGATATACTGATTGGGAGGAGTGATGCTTCCGGCTAACTGGCAAGATATCAAGGTTCCATTGGCTTGGGGAGTGGCATTATTCGTCGCAACTGTCAGTGGCTATGCTTGGGTGCATGACACCTTTGCTACTAAGGACTCCGTCGTAGTCGCCAATACGAAGGCTGACTATGCGCTCGATATTCAGATGAGGAGCATCATCGCTGCGATTCAGGAGGTCGAGCGGAAGAAGGTGAAGGATGCCTACGACATCAATCATCTGAACTATCTACGCGGAGAACTCGACCGCATCCAACGGTTGAGGACTGGTAAATGAGTACTCTCGGCGACAAGCAGCGCCTGTTTGCTAAGATGATGGGCGAGTTTCTAGTCTGGTGCTACGAGAACGACTACGAGGTGACCTTTGGGGAAGCTTATCGGACGTTGGAGCAAGCGCGCATCAACGCGGCCAAGGGAAGCGGCATTGTCAACACGCTTCACACGAAGCGCTTGGCGCTCGACATCAATCTGTTCCTCGACCTCTCTCTTGAATCCGACGAGGACGTGTATCAACCAGACTCGGAGGCATACCGTCCACTAGGGGAGAAGTGGAAGTCTATGCACCCAATGAACCGCTGGGGTGGAGACTTCCGACCGCGACAGGACGGGAATCACTTCTCAATGGAACATGAAGGCGTGAAATAGGAGGTGAGTATGCAGAACTACAGCAAGCTGATTGCAGCGCTCGTTGGACTCGGAGTGATGTTGGCCGCTCGCTACGGGATTGATCTATCCGGCCAGGAGAAGGCTATCGTGGACGCAGTTATGTCCATTCTGACAGCCTTTGCAGTCTATCAAGTTCCAAACAAAGGGCCAACAGCATGAGAGTCATCACAACAGCATTACTGGCACTGGCGCTCGCCGGCTGCCCCTCCGCTGGAGTCAAAACTCCGCGTGAGGGTGTAGCAGCGTGCTACTACACCGTGAGAGCGGCCTTCGATACAGCCAGCGATCTGCGCGCTCGCGGTCAACTCTCCGACTCGAGTCGCGCAAAGGTGCTGTCAATCGGGGACAAAGCGCTCGCCTCATGCGACGCTGCTCGCTTGGCAGTCGGAGCAGGTGATCTATCGAAAGCGGAGAATCAGCTGAAGGCGGCTGAGTTGATCCTCCTACAACTTGAGGCCGCGCTGAAGGAGTCAAAATGACCGGAGTCCTTGAAGCGGTCAGCCTGGTGCTGAGTCTCACGCAGGCTGCGTCACAGCTGATGACTGCGGCCACCGACATCGGAGTGTTGGTAGAGAACGCTCGCAAGGAGGGCCGTGATCTGACTGATGCGGAACTCGATGTGGTTCGCAACGCAGCGCTGGCCTCAAGACACAAACTGGCCAGTTAGGAGTAAGCCATGACCTCTTTCACCGAAACCTGGAACGGCTCATACGAGGGGCTGCCGCCCGACACTGTGGAGGCGGCCACTCAAGGGGCGGCTCGCATACGGAGCCTTAAGTTGGCGGTGAGAGAGCGAGTCGCAGTAGATCACTCCATCGCTGGTGATGCTCACGACGGAAAGCACAATAAGGTAACACTTCGCGTTCAGGGCGCCGATCCTACACTTGATGCTACTGATGGTGGTGTCTACATCAAGGCAGTAGGCGGCGTCAATGAGCTGTTTTATAAGGATAGTGCTGGCACTGTTCGACAGCTGACGTAGGCTGGCGCTCTAACTCCATTCGTAGATACCTCTCCGGTAGTCGTCGGCTCTGGCGATGCGACGAAGAAGATTCGCTTCGAGGTTGATGGCCTAACGACTGGTGTAACGCGAGTTATTACCGTCCCGAACTTCGACGTTAATCTCGGAGATTGGTCTACCGGAGACGTGAAGCTCACGCTCAAGACGGTTGCTGACACTGGCTGGGTGATGTGCAATGATGGCACTATTGGTAACGCTGCGTCTGGTGGCACTACAAGAGCTAACGCTGACACAGTCAACCTGTTCACGCTACTGTGGGATAACGTAGCTGATGCGCAAGCAGCAGTATCAGGTGGACGTGGTGCGAATGCGGCAGCTGACTATGCAGCGAATAAGACTATTGCGCTGACGAAGATGCTCGGTCGAGCGTTTGGCTCTGCTGGAGCCGGCGCTGGATTGACGAGTCGTGTGCTTGGACTAGCAACCGGCACGGAGACGCACACGTTGACAGCTGCCGAGTCTGGGCTGCCATCGCACGTTCACAGAGAGCAGGGGAACCTAAATGGTTCGCCGGTTGGAGCAGAGAGTCCTGGGGGCAGTAGTGGTACGGCAATTAACTCTCTTGACATAATTGAGGTGATTGACGTATTTCCTGGCGTAGCCCTAAACACACAAGCTACTGGTGGTAGCAGCGGCAGCGCTCACAATAATATGCAGCCGACTGCGTTCGTCAATGCTATGATTAAGCTGTGATATGGCTCGAGTCTCCGCTACCGCTCCTGCTATCCAGCTTAGCCTGGATAAGATCAGTGATCCAAGGCTGCGCGAGCAGCTCACTGGCCTCTTCCGTCAGCTGGAGTATGCGCTCACTCTCATTCGGCGTGACATCTCCGCGGTCGATCATCAGTTTATCAGTCAGAACGCGCAGCCGACTCCTGGCGAAGGGGAGCTACTTGTGTGGCATGATGCTGACGCTGGCGCTGGTCAGTCAAAGGCCTACTTGGTTACGAAGCAGAACAGTGTTGTCTACACCTTCAAATCGGTCGAGGTAGTGTAGTGCCATACGAGCTAAAGGTAGACAACGAGAAGGAGACTCGTCAGAAGACCACTATACAGAAGATAGTGGGCGGGCTGAACTTGCTCGACCGTGAGGATCAGATTGATCCAAGCGAGATGCTGCGGCTGAAGAATCTACGTCTCGACCGTGGCAAGATGATTCAGGATACTGGCTACGTCGCGTTCGCAGACGCGATCCTTGGTACTCCGCAGGCAGACTATCAGTTCTTTAAGAAGACTGGCGTGAGCGAGTTGATGCTTGTCACGACAGTCTCGCTGTATCGGTATAATTCAGTAGTTGACCAATGGCAGTACGTGAAGGGCACAGCGGGGACTACGCTGACTGCTCAAGCGAACGCTGGCGCGACCAGTTTGGCAGTCGTGAGTATTGCCGGCTTCTCAAATGGAGATAAGGTTGGAGTCACACTTGACGATGGAACTCAGCATAGGACTACAGTAAATGGAGTCCCAGCTGGTACTACTATCGTGATACTTGATGCCATACCAGCCGGGCGTAATGCTCCAAATGGCGCCGCGCTTGTGCGCGCAGTAGTGCTTGGTGGTAATCTTGATAAGTTGGTATCAATGGACACGATACCGAGCCATGACTGGTTCGTGTTCACGAATGGAGTGGATAAGCCAAAACGCTACGACGGCACAGACTGTGTAGACATTCCGAATCTGCCATCAGGCGGGAACACTATCTGTATAGCACTTCGGCTGTATAATAAAGCGCTGTTTTTGTTTAACACACTCGAGGGCGGCACCGCATTTCCTCAACGGGCGCGACGAAGTGACATTGGCGATCCTACCAACTGGACAACTGGCACAGCGGGATTCGACGATCTGTATGATGGATCGGACTTTATTCTCACCGGCGAGGTACTCGGGCCATATCTCGTTGTGTATCGTGAGCGCTCAATTGAGCGAGGGGAGTTCATTGGTCAGGGTGGAGTGAACTACTTCTTCCAGTCTATGATTAAGGGTGAGGGAGTATGCTCCTCATCTGGTATTGTGGACATGGGAGACTATCACGTAATACTCGGGAACGCGAACATCTATGAGTATCGCGCCGGCTTTGACCTTGACCCGATAGGGGACAAGATATGGCCGACGCTGTTTGGGCCAAGCGCAAACGTCAATCCCTCAATGAGACGACGAGGCTTCGCCTTCTTCGTTGAGGAGTTGAATGAGATTTGGTTCTTCTTGCCAACAGCGCTCTCATCGAACTGTGACCGCTTGCTACGCTACAATATCAGTGAAGAGAATTGGGCCGAGCGAATATTCGCGCACAAGTTTACTGGCTACGGATTCTACATTAAGCAGACAACTCTTGATTGGGCATCGCTCATAGGCGACTGGGCAGCGCAGACGTGGTTTTGGGGAACTGCTACCACACAGGAGGACTCACCCACTACGCATCTGACAGCTGACACTGGTGGGCAGGTGTATGAGTATAACTACATAGCTAATAGCGATGCCGGAGCAGCGATCTCCTTCATATTTGAGACCAAGGACTTCTTGATGAGCGAGGCACTCATCAGGCTCGATACTATCGAGGGGTTCTTGCGCGGGACGAATGTTCTGGTAGAATATAGTTTGAATGAGGGTTCGAGTTGGGTTTCGGTGGGCACTGTGAGCAACTCGACCAACACGAAGTTCTTGCTCGGGAAGCAGGAAGTGACGCAGAGGATTAGGTTCAGGTTCTCAGGGAGCGATCCACAGTTCATGTTGACGTTCTTTGAGTTCTACTGGAAGTTGGAAACTCCGAGGTGACTTATGATCGCGATTAAAGACTGGATACTGGGGGAGAGCCCAAAGGCTTGGGTTCAGTCACTCCCATCAATGACACCAGAGCAGCAGGCAACGCTAACTGCGCTGCTTGGCGAACTCGGGGCCAAGGATGCTGGCGCACCCTTTGGGGGGCAGCTCACCACTGGACTCAGTGATCTTGAGGGACTCTCGCTTGAGGCGCTTGAGCAGAAGATTATGCAGCGCGCCTCTGGAGCAGGAGTCGACGCGGAGGCCGAGACAGCGCTTCAGCAGATGCTCAAGACTGGTGGAGCGCCAGTCAACTTCGAGGACTTCTTCCAGAAGAGTATCCGTGATCCTGCGGTGCAGGACTTCACTGAGATGATTCTACCAGAGATCACGCGACGGTATGGCTCAAGTGGAGCGTTTGGCAGCGATAGAATGACTGCCGAGCAACAGGCCACTCAGAGGCTGAACAAGGAGCTGGTTGGCGCTCGAAGCGGACTGGCATACCAAACTCAGAGTGACGCACAAGAGCGCATACTCAAAGCTATCGGGCTAGCGCCTGGGTTGGAGGCTGGCTCAGCGGATACGCTGCTTAAGTTGATGACCGGCGCGAGCCTCCCGCGCACAGTCGAGCAGACGCGACTCACGGCGGAGTATGGCGAATTTCAGCGGCAGCAGGAGGAGAAGGCTCGGCGTGTGCAGCAGATTCTAGCAGCGCTTGGGCTGAAGACGACTGAGAATATCCCGCTCCGCACTGAGGCCACAGAGGGATGGCTCGGCCCGGCTATTACCGCGTTTGCAGGAGGCGCTGGGCAGGCTGCGGCGGCGGGTGGCATGATGAGTGATCGAAGGCTCAAAGAGGACATCGTACTACTCAACGTGCTACCGAGTGGGCTTGGCTTCTACAGCTTCCGATACAAGTTCGATCCAGTCAAGGTCCGCTTCGGCGTGATGGCCGACGAGGTTGCCGAAGTCATGCCAGCTGCTATCATCGTCAGAGACGACGGATACAAGCTGGTCAACTACGGTATGCTGGAAGAGGCCGGGATATTCAGTGGTGTATCAATTTGATACACAAGTGAGGTAATATATGGCTGAAGAACTTCAATCGTTCCCCTACGCTCCAGCCCAGGCTGGCCCGCCGCCACTGAGTATCCCATCTGCGGAGTCTCCGTATGGTGGAATAGGCGCGGCGCTCTCTAAGATATTCAACACCGGCCTGGAGCAGCAGCGTAGGAGAGAAGTGCAGCAGTTCTATGACGACATTCGCAACTCTGGCGACCGGGAGAAGGCATTAGAGGTTGTCAAGAACTACTCGCACAAGTTCGTCAACACGCGCGACTTTGAAATGGCCTTCAAGATGGTGGATGAGACCTGGCCATCGGCGACCAGAGAGGTGAGACAGGTATCTGTCTACGATGAGGATACGGGGGAGGAGACTCCTCAGTTCGTGAGAGCGCTCGATGCAGAGAAGCTGACCGACCCGAAGTACGTGAAGGAGCGCTTCGGGCCGAAGGCTACACTAACGAAACCTGATCGGGAGACGTTCTACTCCACGCCGGATAAGGAGGGGCGGGTGAAGGTGCTCGGGAAGATGCCAGTTGGTCAGCGGCCTGAGGGTGCTGTTACGTTGCCGGAGTTGACTGAGGCGAGGCGTGTGCGAGAGGAGGCTAACAAGGCTGAAAAGGAGAACGCAGTCCAAGCGAGGTTTGAAGCTCGACTCGATCTAGCCGAACGCAAGTGGCTTGATGCACTGAATAAGATGGGCGGCTCGGCGGGTGAGCGTGAGCGAAGCCATGCGCGACAGATACTCAACGATGCGACTCGGCTCACAGCTCTTTCACTGAACGCGAAGATACTGCCAGACGGCAGCTTTACCTTCGACGATGAGAACCGGACGAGGATATTCAATCAGCGAGTCGAGTTCATCAGCAACCTTGTTGAGAGTGATCCAGCGATAATGCAGAAGCCAAACGCACAACTCGACCTGCACACCCGCGCGAATAAGGCGCTACCACTCGCATCGGAGTCTCCGAAGCCGCCTGCTGAGCCGAAGCTGCAGCCAAAGGGTGCGATTAAAGGTGCGTGGGAGGCGCTGACTGGCGGCGGAGCAAAGCCCGCCGCAAAGAAGCCTGAGCTGGAGACTACTCCCAAGCCGAAGGATCAGCCGAGTGGAGCGCCAACGAAGGAGAATCTCAAACAAACGCTCGACACTCGAGCCGCTCAGATCAAGCGACGAGCCGACCTCACACCGGAGCAGAAGGAGCGAGCGCTCAAGATTCTCCGGGGTCACGCTAAACAGGGTGGAGTGGAGGCGCGCTACTAATGCCGCTCGATCTGTCGGATGAAGCACTAGGCTTGCCATCAGCGCAGACTGGCGCGCTCGACCTATCAGACGAAGCGCTCGGACTCCCAGCGGCTGAGCCAGCAACGCAGAAGGCGACCGACTATCAAGAGCTGACGAAGGAGAGCAGGGCTCAGTTCATCAAGCCTGGGTCGGCGCTGAGCGGCACAGCAATTGAGGCTGGGCTAGCAGTGCTTGAGCAGCCCGCCGCAGGGATATACGGACTACTCTCTCAATCCTACAGCGGGCTCAAGGGACTCTACAAGGGGGCTATCGGCACAGCTGCTGGCTTGCCGTTCGGCGAAGTGTTCAGAGAGGAGTTCGATAAGGCAGCAGAGAACGCTGCTCAGGCATACGTGCCGCTGACTCCTGGCGGAGAGATGCTCACACACAAAATCAGCGAGCTAATAACAAAAGGGTTGCAGAACGCTGGTGGGTTTGTATTCGAGAAGGGACTGCCACTCCCAGGTCCAGGCACGCTACTCCAGGAGGCCGGTGCAATCAAGGGGCCATTTGCCGGAGAGCCAGCGGCTGCGGCAGCCTTCGAGACAATGGCGACTGCCGCGCTGTTGGGCGCACCAGTGGGCGGGCGCGGAAAGGGTGTGAAGCCGACTCCTCGTCCAGCGCCAGCAGTATCACCGCTTGCTGCGTGGGACGACTTCGCCGCTCGATATCCTGATACAGCTAAGGCGATTGATGCAAGCTCGCTTGGAGCCGTTCGCTTCCGGCGCGAGGATACCAGCGTCATGGATGCTGTGCAGCGGCAGATGAACACTGAGCTTGGGCTTACTCACGGACAGGAGGTCATACCATTTAGGCTGAAGGCCGGTATGATCTTCGACCGTATCGCGCCAGACTTGCCAATGGGCGAGAAGATGCGCGCAGTCCAGTCCCTTGAAGCGAAGATCGACTTGCTCGACCGAGCGAGGATAGACTTGTCTAGCAAGCGCGGATTGCCCGCGCCGGCTGTCCATCCGTTTGATCAGGCGATCACTGTGACCAGCGAGGGTATGGCTATCACAGCGGAACAGGCGAGGATGCTCAATCGAGAGTTCCTCTCAAAGTCTCCATCCGAGCGTGCCGATGCGCTCGCTGTGTCGTTAATGGGCCAGTTGCGCGTTCAGGCCGAGAATGTGCTGAAGCAGCCTGAAGGTAGTGGGACTCGTAGCATGGAGATGTCTGCGCTCAAGCGGATGTGGAGGCAGAGTTTTCCTGATGAGTATCTCGGAGGGAGAGACGCAGCGCTGGAGAAGTTTATCAACTTCGATGGGCGACTCACTTATCCGCAAGTTCTTGAAGCGCTTGGGCCAGCAAAGCGAGCTGAGGCTCGAGCGTGGAGAAAGAGTGAGGCAGGCGCCATCGACATAGAGGGGATGGACTACCTACTCAACTCGTTCAAAGACCTCCCCAATCAGCCCATTCTCAAGCGCGCTACTATTGTGGGACAACTCAATCGGCAGGGAGTGCCGCAGGCTGAGAAGGATGCGGTGCTACGAGCGTTGCGCGACCGTGACAGTATTACGCAAGCTGAGCTAGTCGGCAACGTGGCTGCGGATATACTGCCGCTGAAGCAGGCCACGATCAAGCAGTCGCCGGCTATACCAGAGAATCGACAGATATGGTTCGTTGGACTGGATCGCGTTGGAGCGGTTGGTGCGGAGAAGACCATTCGCGTCTGGCAGATGCCGCTCAAGACGGAGCTGTATAATCACTTCGAAGTGCCAGACTACTTCGCGCACACTCGCGGGTTTGAGCGCGCTGGCGTGAGACACGTTGCGGAGATTCAGAGTGATCTGATGCAGGGGGCGCTGCGCGATGAGAGAGTAATTGCTCCAGATCGTCTTAGCCCGCTTGGCGACTTGGAGAAGCTAGCAACTCTAAACAAGCGCTGGTATGAGCGTATCCTCATGGAGGAGAATCGACAGGCCAGCCGTGACGGTGTGAGGACGATGCGAGTGGCTACTGCGGATACAGTAGCCAAAGCGAATATGTGGATTCGAGGATTTAAGGAGGGAGAGCATGGTATACGTCCGAGTAAGCTCGGAGCATATACACAGCCGGCTACCGCTGTTAGAGTTCGTGGAGGTGAGGTAAGCGAGATATTCGTTGGGAGTGGAAGGGGCGGACGATGGGTTAGCGCCGGTGCGGCGAGGAGTCTGCTAAGTCGGGCTGAGAGAGCCTGGGAGGGTTGGGATGAGATGGTTCTCTCTATTCCGAAAGAGACCCTTCCGCCCAACCTCCAGGGTATACACAGCTTCTATAAGAATGAGGTAGCATCCTTCACCCGCGCTCGCTTCGGCGCACGAGAGGTGTTCGATGAGTTCAACAACTCCTGGATGGAGTGGCCAGTTCGCGCTGATGACGCCACGAAGAAAATCCCAGCCTTCGGCGGTCGTCAGCGTGGAGCGATTGATATACCTGAGTTCGAGGACGTAGTCCGCGCTAGCGAACGCGGGAAGGATGCAGCCGCGCAGGCTGGTGCGCGAGGGTGGACTACACCGGCTGGTGCGGGGGATGAGCTGTATAACAAAACCAAGGCTGCATTTGAGAAGTCTCGCGCGGCTGAGGTTGAGCAGCGCAAAGTCACAATCGGCTCGCTTGCTAAGCAGGTGCGACAGAGGACTATCGCCCATGACTACGACCTCCGCGCCGAACTCGACCGCGCCGGAGAGTACGGGCAGCGTGCCGTAGATCGCATAGCGCTCCAGAACGGAGCGACTATGGCGGCGAAGACTCGCATGGATGCGATCAATGAGAATATATACAATCAACTCGATACCACGACTAAAGGTCAAGTGGATGAGTTGATGCGCCTGCGACGTATCATAGAGATCGACTCCTACAAGGGCGTTGGCAAGCATAAGCATCCTGAGGGGATCACTGGCCCGCAGGCCGAAGCAGTCGCGATCAGGATGAAGCAGGAGTTGGGCGATGAGCAGTTCACTCGTGTCTACTCTGCGACGAATCAGGTCATGAGGGAGTACAAGGACATCCTGTCCAGGCGATACAGCGCCGGTTTGTTGTCAGATGAGAGCTACATGAAGCTGTTGCACTTCGACTACAGCCCAACGGAGTTTATTGACCTCATTGATCCACTGCAAACCTATAACATTCATGGACATAAAGTGACAGTTCGTACGAGTGGCGTGCCATTCCTCGAGCGTGGCAAGCGCGGCAACGTGGTGATGGACTCGCAGCTGTTGCTGGCCGAAGCCCTTGTGCGTTCAGAGAATCTCATGTTCAAGAACGAAACGCTCAAGTCCCTTCATACACTGGCAATGGAAGTGCCTGAGAATAAAGTTGTGCGCCCGATGCCGAAGGGCTCAGTCGGCAAGGAGGGCACACCAGAGGCTTATGTGAAGCATACTCCGAGTGGGTGGACATCACTCGGTGTTCGACAGGAGGGAAAGCAGGATTTCATCTTGATGAGAGAGGACCTCGCTGAGCAGTTCGTCCATAGGCCTCAGGTTATGCCAGAGTTCGTGGCGACCATGTTCAGGATAGGTTCGGGGACTGCGGCGATCAAGGCTACCTCGACTACCTACAATCCTGGCTTCGTAGTAGCAGGGTTGCCGATGGATATACTTCATACGTGGCTAGCGACTAGCCGCGACTACAGTTCACATCTGCCAGCGTTCGCCGGCCAGATGGCACTCGATCTTGCGGCCACCGCGAAGGACGCTTGGACGAGGGGGCCGAAGTATCAGCAAGCTCTACAGGAGGGCCTCGGCTCAGCCTTCATGACCCATGAGGGGCGCGGCTTCACAGGCCTCACCGAGCGCAGCGTGAGTGTTGCTGAGCGTCAGATGATGCCGAAGTTTGACAAGATCAAAACAGCGCTGTCCTATGTCAATGAGGCAGCGGACATATGGGTAAGAATGGCGCACCGTGAGCGGCTACTGAAGCAGGGAGTCGACTCCTGGGAAGCGACTGGGCGGGCGAGGAATCGACTTGACTACTCCGCCGGTGGTGAGTTCACTCGCGCAGTCGACACAGTACTACCATATACGAATGTGGCAGTTCAAGCGATCTCAAAAGTCGTGCAGGCGGGCGTGAAGGATAAAGCTGACCTCGGCATTAAGCTAGCGTGGGGCGCGGGGGCTATTACGTCGAGCGTGCTGGCGAACATGATCGCTAGTCCCGAAACATGGCAACAGATACCGACGAGTGACAAGATTAGATCGCTCCCGATTACCTTTGGGGATCAGTTCTATATCGTTGATCCTGATGGGAACAAGCGCTATCTGTATATGCCAGGTGTGCGATTGGATGCAGTGGTTGCGCCCGTAGCTGCCACGATCATCGCTGGGCTTGAGGAGGCTGAGTATGGCAGGATGCCAGATCAGGTGCTGTCGAAGTCATTCGCGAACCTTAATCCAGTGCTAGAGTTCCAGGCTCCGCCGGTGATTGAAGCAGTTAAGACATACCTCTCAAACTTTGACGCCTTCACTGGCCGACCGATCACTCCTCATGCGGGGCAGGTGCTGCCGCAGAATGAGGGGCTGACGTATGGGAGAGGTGAGCCGCCGAGCGCCTTGAGTAGAGCGGTAGGCGCAGGGCTAGGTATGAGTCCGCCACGCTTGGACGCTGCCGCTCGAAAGGTTATCAATCCGAATAACACTTACCTCGCAATGGCTGGCTGGGGCTACAGAATGGTATTCGAGGGAACCGATCCAAGGATAATGTCGGAGTCAACTGCTGAGGCGCTGCTCAAGAATCAGGCGATCAGGCCACTTGTTAAGTTGACCAATCCGTCGACTCAATACCTGCAGCAGATCGACGAGAAGAGAATGGAGGAGGGCTCCCGCCGGAAGCAGATGACCGACTCAGTGGACAACCTACTCTTCCAGGTAAGGAAGGGACAGGCCAACGTAAGCGACGTGCAGACCTACATTCGCAACCAGCCTGGAGAGGATAGAGAGTGGCTTGGTCGCTACGCTATCACCACGCATAAAGTTAAGGAAGTCATGCAGAGGTTTGGCGCTAGTGAGGGGATACCAAATGAGAGCTGGTGGCGTTCAGTGAGCGCTCTCGAGCCGCGCCCCCGCGCGCAGGAGTTCTACAGTCAATGGCT